GGATAACAATGCAGCCATGGATAAACGTGTGGAAGAAATGATGAGAGAGAGTCAACGACGTGCTGACGAACGTGCTGCTCAATATGAAAATCAACTTGCTGAAGCTCGTAAAGCACAAGAACTTGCTCAAGCAGAATATCAACGTCAGGCTGAAGAGCAAAGAAAACAATTTGAACTTGCTCAACGTACTTCACTTGGCAACCAAGCTCGTGCTGGTCAACAAGCTAACTACCAACTTGGTGGAGCCCCTGGTATGAGAAAAGGTGGTACCTTTGGTTTCAGGCGAAGAAATCGACAGTTGATGGGTGGTATAATGGGTGCTGCAATTGCTGCTGGCGCGGGCGCTGGAACATTAAACGTATAAAATCTAATGACAGCTAAAACAAGATATGACAGATTGTCTTCGGACCGCTCACAGTTTCTAAACACTGCTAGACAAGCAGCAGATCTAACTCTTCCTTATCTCATCCGTGATGATGAGGTTTATACTAAAGGTTCAGTTAAACTCACAACCCCGTGGCAATCACAGGGAGCTAAAGGTGTAGTGACTCTTGCAAGTAAACTAATGCTTGCATTATTACCTCCACAAACTAGCTTCTTTAAGCTACAGGTTAATGATGTTAACTTACCTGAAGACTTAGGACCAGAGATTAGATCTGAACTAGACTTGTCGTTTGCTAAGATCGAACGCACTATCATGGAATCCATTGCGGCTTCTGGTGATCGTGTTGTTGTTCATCAAGCACTAAAGCATCTAGTAGTAGCTGGTAATGCTCTTGTCTTTATGGGTAAGGATGGACTTAAGCTCTATCCTTTGAACCGATATGTAGTAGACAGAGATGGTAGCGGTAATGTTATTGAAATTGTAACAAAGGAAACAATCTCGAAAAAATTACTGAAAAAATTTAATCCAGATTACAAAGAACCACAACCCAATGACTCATCTGACAATACAACACGTCACGATGATGAATGTGATATTTATACACACATTGTTTTAGATAACAATCGTTGGATGTGGCATCAGGAAGTAGACGATCAGATCCTTCCTAAGTCAATGAGTAAATCTCCTCTTGACGCTAACCCCTGGCTTGTGCTACGCTTCAACCACGTAGACGGCGAAGTCTACGGACGTGGTAGGGTAGAAGAGTTCCTTGGTGATCTAAAGTCACTTGAAGCTCTGTCACAAGCACTGGTTGAAGGCAGCGCAGCAGCTGCTAAGATAGTATTCACTGTCAGTCCAAGCTCCTCCACCAAACCATCGACGCTTGCTAAGGCAGGCAACGGTGCTATCATTCAGGGACGACCTGATGACATTGGTGTAGTACAGGTTGGAAAGACAGCTGACTTCCAAACTGCCTATCAAATGGTAGGTACATTATCACAACGTCTTAGTGAAGCATTCCTTATTCTTAATGTTCGTCAGTCTGAAAGGACTACAGCAGAAGAAGTAAGAATGACACAGATGGAACTAGAGCAACAACTTGGTGGACTATTTAGTCTACTTACTGTTGAGTTCTTAGTACCATATCTGAATCGTAAACTAAACGTTGCACAGAAAACTGGAGAGATCCCACGCTTACCTAAAGGTGGTATTGTTAAACCAACTATTGTTGCTGGTATCAATGCACTTGGTCGTGGTCAGGATCGTGAAAGTCTTGGTCAATTCCTACAAGTTATTGCTCAGACAATGGGTCCAGAAGCTATTCAACAGTTTATTAATCCAGAAGAAGTTGTCAAACGTTTGGCTGCTGCATCTGGTATTGACGTGCTCAACCTTGTGAAGAGTATGGATGAATTACAAGCTGAAGAACAGCAAGCAATGCAACAGCAACAAGCTATGGCTGCTCAACAACAAGCACCACAGATGGCAGCTGTTGAACAAAAGCGTGAGCAAGCTGAGATGCAAGCCATGCAACAACAAGCACAACAACCACCACAAGTTTAATGAGTGAAACACTAACTTCAACTGATGCACCAGCTGATCAGCCAGAACTAAATGCTGATGAGCAAGAGTCTCTAGCTATTGCTGAGGCTAATGAAGGGGAACAACAGCAGTTGCTAGCAGGTAAGTTTGATAGTCCACAATCTCTTGAGCAAGCTTACCTAGAACTACAAAAGAAACTTGGCGAGGCACGGGAAGAAGAACCTGAAGCTGATGAGCCAGACGAAGAACCTGAAGAAGAGGAAGAAGAACAAGAAGAAGCTACTGAAGGTCAACTGACTGAAGAGCAAGCACAACAACTGTATACTATGGTTGGTGGTGAGAAGGCATACCAATCTATGCTAGAATGGGCAGGTCAAACTCTTTCAAAAGAAGAAGTTGAAATGTATGATTCTGTTATGGGTGCTGGTAATGCCAACTCTATCTACTTTGCTGTACAAGCATTGGCTAACAAGTACACAGAAGCTGTTGGTTCTGAAGGTCAACTTCTAACAGGTCGTGGTGCAGCAGAATCTAATGCTATCTTCCGTAGTCAATCAGAGCTTATACAAGCTATGAATGATCCACGTTATGATAACGATCCTGCATATCGCTCAGACGTTATGGCTAAACTTGAAAACTCTGACCTTGGTTTCTAATGATTGACTGCCCACAATGTACTGTACAAGAGCAGTACGTTCTAGAACAACTACAGACTTCTGCGGGTGTAACAGATCGAACTGCACTTGCTGTTATTATGGGTAACATCTATCAGGAGTCAACCTTTAAACCTAACGTCTGTGAAGGCGGTACCATCATCCCTTATGATAGGTGTCTTAGTGGTGGTTATGGTTTAATTCAATGGACATCTAAACATCGTTATGATGGACTAGGTACTTTCTGTGCTAAACGGAATGATGATCCTAGTTCTATAAAATGTCAAACAGCTTACATGATACATGAGCTAAGATTTAGGGATGACCTTAGCTCATTTCTGACTAATCATCAGACAGTCCCTTACTATATGAATGCTGCATACTACTGGTTAGGCTGGGGCGTTCATGGTAATCGAACACAACATACTTATTCTTTTTTAAATAAACTACAATGAAAATTCTTGCTATCCTCCCTGCAGCACTGTTCGCTGCTGCCCCTGTACTTGCAGGTCCATACGCCAACGTGGAAACCAACTCTGGTTTCGCTGGCTCTGATTACACCGGCTCCGCGACAGATGTACACGTTGGTTACGAAGGTGACAACTGGTATGTCCAAGGTGGTCCAGCACTGTTGGCACCAGATAATGCTGATGGTGATGTAGAACTCTCTGGTAAAGCAGGTGGTTCGTACGGAATTAATGATGCACTCTCTGTCTATGGAGAGGTGTCTTTCTTGACTGGTGATACTACCAGCTATGGAACAAAGGCGGGTCTTAAGTATAACTTCTGATGAACGATACACAAATTTGGCCCACCGAACCCCGCATGTACATGGAAGAAGTAACTGTGAATCACAACGAAAAAGCTGAGAAGCTGAACGGTCGCCTGGCAATGCTAGGTGTCATCGCCGCACTAGGTGCTTATGCACTAACAGGTCAAATTATCCCCGGAGTCTGGTAATGCCACAAGGTAAAGGAACATACGGTACACAAAAAGGTCGTCCTCCTATGAAAGGAACTAAGAAAGGAACTAAGAAGTAATGGCTAAACCTGGTCTCTATGCAAACATCCACGCCAAGCGCAAACGCATTGCTGGTGGTAGTGGGGAAAAGATGAGGAAAGCTGGCGCAGCTGGTGCTCCCACTGCTGCTAACTTCAAACGTGCAGGTAAAACTGCTAAGAAAAAATAGCTAAATAGAATAAGGGAGGTGCAATTCCTCCCCTAGCTCTAGACAGCCAAGTCTTTAAACTGGTCTTACTTAATTATACTTACCCAACCATGAACTATTAATTAAAATGATCGCTGTACTTACAAGACCACAAAAACTAATAACTGGGAACTCTTTTGTAACTGGGTTACCTCTACTAACAACCGTCTCTATGTCGGTTGGTTCGGAATCCTTATGATTCCCACGCTGCTTGCAGCTACAATTTGTTTTATCATTGCCTTCGTTGGCGCACCCCCCGTAGACATCGATGGCATTCGTGAACCAGTTGCTGGATCGCTCCTTTATGGAAATAACATTATATCGGGCGCAGTTGTCCCGTCTTCAAATGCAATCGGACTCCACTTCTATCCCATCTGGGAAGCAGCAAGTCTTGACGAATGGCTCTACAACGGTGGACCATTCCAGCTTGTCGTCTTTCACTTCCTTATCGGTATCTACTCTTACATGGGACGCGAATGGGAACTTAGCTACAGGCTAGGTATGCGTCCTTGGATCTTTGTTGCTTACTCAGCACCTGTCGCTGCGGCGAGTGCTGTCTTCTTGGTATATCCCTTTGGACAAGGTTCTTTCTCAGATGCGATGCCTCTTGGCATTTCCGGCACCTTCAACTACATGTTTGTCTTCCAAGCTGAACACAATATTCTTATGCATCCTTTCCATATGCTTGGTGTTGCCGGCGTATTTGGTGGGTCTTTGTTCAGTGCTATGCATGGCAGTCTTGTCACCAGTTCCCTGGTTAGGGAGACGACCGAAAATGTATCTCAGAACTATGGGTATAAGTTTGGACAGGAAGAAGAAACGTACAACATTGTAGCCGCACATGGTTACTTCGGACGATTGATCTTTCAATATGCTTCATTTAATAACTCGCGTAGTCTCCACTTTTTCTTGGCTGCATGGCCTGTGCTTGGCATTTGGTTTACAAGCCTGGGTGTTAGCACTATGGCTTTCAATCTTAACGGATTCAACTTTAATCAATCCATTGTCGATACTGGGAACCACGTTGTCCCTACTTGGGCTGACATTCTTAACCGTGCGGGACTTGGAATGGAAGTAATGCATGAGCGTAATGCTCATAACTTCCCACTTGATCTAGCAGCAGCGTCTACCACAGAGGTAGCACTGACTGCACCTTCTATTGGATAATATATTTGTGAATAAGAAATAGGCTTACTGCCGGGTTCAAGTCCCGGCTTCACTATTGGCAATGGCCCTTACGAGGATACCCTTTGCCGTCTAGACGGTGGGATAGACCACAATAAAATTAAATAACTCTGAACGTTCAGAGAGTCGAAAATAACTCTCTTTAAAAAAATGGCTTTTCAATCTACTGTAAACCCTGCTCAGCTTACTCAGCTGGGTCAGGCTAACCTAGCTGGCGATAAGCGCGCACTGTACCTTAAGTTGTTCAGTGGCGAGATGTTCAAAGGCTTCCAGAATAACACAATCGCTCGTGACTTGATCATGAAGCGTACACTTAAGAACGGAAAATCTCTTCAGTTCATCTACACAGGTCGTACCAAGTCGGAATTTCATACGCCTGGAAATAGCATTTTGGGTGATACCAATGGTGCACCTCCAGTGGCTGAGAAGACGATCACAATTGATGACCTGTTGATCAGCTCTGCTTTCGTCTATGAATTGGACGAAGTACTTTCTCATTACGACTTGAGGTCTGAGATCTCACGTAAGATCGGATATGCTCTTGCTGAAAAGTATGACCGTCTTGCATTCCGTGCTGTTGCACGTGGTGCACGTCAGGCATCACCTATCACTGCAAGTGGTTATGTTGAGCCAGGTGGTACACAGATCCGTGTAGGCTCTACCACCAATGACTCTGATGCATATGTTGCTGCTAACCTGGTGTCTGCATTCTATGATGCAGCTGCTGCTCTTGACGAGAAGGGTGTTAGTAGTGATTCTCGTGTGGCCGTATTGAACCCACGTCAGTACTACGAATTGATCCAAGCTGTTGGTTCCAATGGTCTTGTTAACCGTGACGCTCAGGGCACTGCTCTGCAAAGCGGCAACGGCATCATCGAGATTGCT